GAATGCAAACTCATCAAGGAATATGATGTTGAATGACATACCTCGAACTGCAGATGCAGAGGTACTTGCTGCTATTATTTTTGATCCGTTTTCGAGTTCCATAGAACCCTTATTCCACGCAACGATTCCTTGCTGCATCCACCTCGGCAGGTTTTCGTACGCCAGTTGTAGTCGTCCGAGTAGATCTCTAGCAGTCGCTGCTTTATTAGCGAGAATTCCGATGTTGACATTATCGTTGAAGATAGCGTAATGGAGAAGATATGATACCACCGTTGTAGACTTACCAGTCTGTCGTGGCATTTTACAAATATTAAATCTATTCTTATGAAAATTCTTTAGTAGTTTCTTTTGAAACTTGTACATATTAAATGGGACAAGACCCTCATCCACGTTCACTATTCGTATGTGTTTCTCTGTGAAGTATACTGGGTCTGATTTACACTTGAGGAATTCTTTTACATGTTCCTCAGTGAATTCTTGTTGTGTATTTGCTTTTTTTAGATTCGGATTACCAAGATAAATGTCACTCATAGAATCATAATTTGTTTAGATAATCTTTGAAAGTTATTGCTTCTTTTGTAAATGATGTTGTACCAAATCCTTTGGTTGTTGCAGAAACAGATTTCTTACCATACTCACCTGCTTTATCTGCTGTTTTTTTAGCAATATCACCTGCGTCTTGCATTCCCTTTTTGAGGTTTGCTTTCTTTCTCTGTGTGATTTTGTCTATTGCTTTGAGTTTTCTCTCACCTCTTTTTGTTCTATCATCACTAGGACCGTCAGGTTTGACATCAGACATGTCAGGTCTATTCTTTTTATCCTGTTGTATCTTTCTGTACTTTGCCTGATCAGAACGATATCTATCAATATCTACCTTACCAGTCTCTTTATTCTTATAACTTTTGATATTTGGACGCTTGAATCTAACTGGTTTGCTTGCAGGTTTTGTTGCTTTCGCTGCACCCTTTGCTGCCCCTTTTGCTGCACTACCAGTTGCTTTCGCTGCACCTGCACCTGCTTTTGCACCTGCCTTTGCCATCGCTGCAACACCTTTTGCAACTGCTTTACCAGCAACTGCTATTCCTTTTCCTACTGCAGCAAGTGCAGGTACTTCTTGTAAGTCTTCCATGTGTTTATTTAGACTGTTTAGTCATGTCCTTCAACATCTTTTGAAGGTCGGATGTACTACCTACAAACATAGCATTGTTTGTAACCGACTTAGGTCCTGACTTGTCCTCGTCAAGATCTTTCATTTTCTTTTGTAAATCAACTAACTTATCAGTTGTGTCTGCTACGTGCTTTATCAACTGACCTGCTACTTCATATGCTCTAGGATGTTGAGAGTCTTGACATACATCAAGTATACCATTGACTGCCTCTTGCCCTTTCTCAACTAGATTATATAACTGTGCACGACTGTATTCATAATCCTTCGTGGGATCATCTTGTTCACTGGACTTCTTTGCTATTCTCTTTTTTTCACGAACGATTTCAGACTTCACATCCAGTGCTTTATCAATAGCATCATAAGAGTTTGACATGCTTTTTCCAAATAATTACAGAGCAAATATTCGGAGGATTCGGTGTATTTTTTAATTATTTAGATATCGCCACCTTGTACAGTGCTATATTCTAATCCGTCGGAGTCAAAGAATGACCTACTTTCTGTAAAACCAAACTCATCACCCACCTCAATTAGTGCACTATCTTGAGCATCAACTTGACTTATGGCAGTACCTGAATAATGCTCAGTTATCTTACTACCAAACTGTCCTCTTTGTACCAAGAGATTAGTTCCATTGATCTCTCTGATTCTGAATACTTCTGAGTTGATTTGGATATATGTGTTTGTAGATAGTGATGCAGCAGATGAAACAGAGATCATTGTCTGCTTGGTTGTTATTTCTGATGTGATTGTGGTAGTAGTATCATTGTTATAGTCTTTGACTGCTTGTGGTACAACTGTATATCTCTGTGCTCTTGGTGCTCTGATAGCAGTAGAGTAATCGACTTGTACCTTCTTGATAACACCAGACTCGTCTGTTGGAACCTCTTGATAGAAGTATGTCTTTGCGATAAAATCTAGATCGTATTGTATAAATCTACGGGTAGAAAAATCACCCTCATACTCATCTGAAAAAGATACATTAGCAAGGGTAAAAGGTATATCTCTTTTTTCTTCTACACCCTCAAGCATATTTACAGTCACACTATATGCAGGTTGAAAGAATGGTAATATTTGTTCTATGATCTGTAGTGCATCATCTTGTAACTTAGTAGCAAAACTCAATCTAAAACCTATCTCATATGGCACAGGTAAAAATATTTTTTTGTGTTTTGTTTTATCAGAACCCTTACCTGTAAATTTTGTGACAGGTGATGACTTACGAGTCGGATCATAAGCATACGATGTCAACTCAAAAGATATTCTGGGTAGTGTGATTGCAATATTGTCATCAAAGTTTGATTGCTGTTCTATCCTTGCAAGGAATCTTTGCATAGGTCCGTATGCAATAGGCACCTTGATCTGACTGATTGCTTTACCATCGTCAGCAAACTTCTTGATCTTGATATTGTTGAACAATGTACCGAAAGCTATTACTGTCTTCCTGATTGTCTCGTTGTAGAAATAATTACCTACCATTATACTTCACCAAATGGGTTTTTTTCTGTAAAGTCTAAGATGCTGCTATCAGATCGAGTTTCTATCTCATCACCTGAGTTGTAAGCATCATCGTCATCATAATCGATACTATCTAGTGCATACTGAGCAGTACCGTATCCAACATTACTTATGTTTTCTCCAACTGCAAAGTTACCAGATAGATTTCTAGCAAGTAATATATTGTTTGCAGTATCCCAGTTAGTCACAAATGCTGTCGTGAGAGAGGACTCTCCAGTTATGATCTCACCATACTTGAATGTACCACTACCAAATGTATTAGCAGCACCAATTGTTATGGTAGGTGCAGAGGCATAACTGTGACCTGCATTCAATATGTCGATGTGTGTGACTCTGTTAGTTGTTGTGTTGATACGTGCTGTAAGGACACCAACTTCTCCACCCACAGCTGGGTTACTGATTGTAACTAATGGAGGAGTGAAGTAACCAGCACCACCTTGAGTTAGAGTGACACCTGTTATTACACCACTTGTACCAAGACCTGCAACTGCACTTGCACCTATACCTTTACCATCTTCAGGTATGAATTGTATATTTGGTATCTGTGTATAACCTGCACCAGGATTTGTTATCCTTATGTCAGACACTCTCAATGATGTATTGAGTCTTGATCCTGAGGTGGACGTGATTGCAACTGCAGTCGCTTGAGTTCCACTGTCAGGTGGTTCAATGACTATGGTAGGTGCATTAGTATAACCTGCACCACCACTTATCAAATCAATCTTGTATATACCACCATTACCTATGGTCGATGTTGCTGTTGCTCTTCCCTTGTCACCTAATTTCATTGTGACATTGTAACCCTCATCTTCAAAGTCATCATCAATAGCAGTGACACCAGTATCAATGACCTCATCCTCAAACTCGAAGGGTTCACAGGTAAGTTCGTATGTATATCTCTCACGTAATTGATAAAAATTCTCTATATCATTTACATACTTGATCTCAAATATAATATCCCTTAGTGGGAAATACATGAGGTCACCCTCATTAGGTCTTGCCTGTGATAGTAAGGGGGCAATACCCTGATCATATCTTTCAATAGATATGACTATCTTCATCTCTGCTGTTGACCTTACACCAAACTTTGTCAGTAAATTATATCCAGAGTCAAATCCTTCGTATGATGTTATATAACCTTCAATCGGAAATGATTTATCAAACTTTGAACTTGTAATTTCTCTCATCACATCCTTTTGATTTACAAGGGTGCGAGGCATGTAGATGAATTCAATACCATGTATCTGGATTGTCTCATTAGACAAATCCCTCAACAGGTTTTGCTCACCCTTACTGCCCTGTAAAAAGAAGGGGTTTAGTGCCATTATCCTATAAAGTCAAGTGGTGGTAATTCAAATTCGTTTGCCATTTTTGCTTCCAGTGCTTCCAACTCTGCTACACCATCATCATATATCTGTCTACCATTCATTTCTACACCGCCAGGTAATTTGACACCTTGGAATTTGATGAGGTTTTGTCCCCACTGCTTCTTCAATAGTGCAGTAAAATATTTCTTTACCCATCTGTCGTTATAGACTTTAGGGTAATCGTTAGGATCTAATACTCTATAGCACTCTATGATAAGATAATCATCTTCTTTCATACTACTATAGTCAGAGTCAATATACAATCTATTCTGTCTTCTGTTGAATCTGATTTGTTTGTCTGGGTGTAATATAAAATCTATATCCTCAAGATATCTTTTAGTCATTGTATACTGCATCAACTCCATAGAACTGAAGTAGTAT